GAAAGAACCGGGAGGAACTCAAGCGGGAGAATGGCCCTCTCTGCCAGCTCTTCGGCCTCAACACCCGATACGCCGATGGGGCCATAGAGAAGGCCCAGGCCATACTGGATTCCGCTAAAGAGCTTGGCCAAGACCCCCGAAAGGTGGTCTTCGGCGGGAGGAAGCTCTTCGAGCAGCTGAAGCGGAGGCACCTCTCCGGCAAGGCCCTTTTGGCCCTGAAGCGGGAGTGGAAGGAAAGGAGGCAGGGCCTCCTCTACTCCCGGGGAGACGCCGCCAAGAAAGGCAACGCCAACTTGCGTCTGGAATCCCAAAAGGGTGCCCTCTGGCTTCGAGTCAACCTGGGGAGCGGCCGTTATGCCCAGGCCCTGGTCCAGACCTCTCATCCCCAGCGGGGGGCCCTAATCGAGAGGGTCTACGCCTCTCTGCCCTACAACGTGTCTCTCCAGCTGGAAGATGGCAAAGTCTACGCCCACTTCACCTGGAGCGAGGAGCTTCCCCCTCCCGTCCACACGAAGGCGAACGGGGTCCTGGGGATAGACGTCAACGCCGACCCCTACCACCTGGCCCTCGCCGTGGTCTCCCCTGACGGGAACCTGAAGCGCCACCTCACCCTCTCCCTGGAGGAGGTGGACCGGGCTCCCAACAAGGGAGCTAAAGAACTCCTCCTCTGGAGGATCGCCCACCAGGTGGTGGCCGCCGCCGAGGAACACGGGGTCGCCATCGCCACGGAGCGCCTCAAATACCTCAGGAAGTCCAAGAGGGGAGACGGCTCCGGGCGGTCGTTTCGGAGGAAGCAGCACCGCTTCGCCTACCGCGCCCTCTTGGAGAAGATCCACTCCCTGGCCCGAAAGCGGGGCGTGGAGGTCCTGGAGGTGAGCCCCCAGGACACCTCCACCATCGGGATGCTCAAGTACGCCCCCCTGCTCCATCTCTCCAAGGACGTGGCCGCGGCCTACGTCATCGGCCGTAGAGCCCTGGGGTTTGAGGAGAAGCTTCCCAAGGGGTACGAGGCGCTTCTCAACGATGGCGCGTTTCTCGCCCACGTCCAGGGGTTCTACGGGGACCGCCTCCAAGAACTCCAAAAGCTTAGGGAGGCGGAGGGGAACCCCTACCTCAGGCGGAGGCTTTCCCGGGACATGGGGAAGGCCAAGGCCGCCCTCACTCTCGTCTCAAGCCTTCAGGGCTCGCCGGGGAGCTGGGAGGGGTCTACCAACGGAAGGAACCCCTCCGGTGCCCATTCCTGGCGGGTCCTGAGGGTAAGCCTCTGCAAGATAGGCCCTACGGGCCTGACCCTTCCCCTTCTCGGGCTTGAGGTGCCCAGGGACCTTTCTCCCCTCAAGCCCATCCTGCACGGATCGTGGGAGGGGTGGAAGGTAGGCTCAGGTCCTTCTCCTGGTGGAGGGCCGGAGTGCACCAATGTGCACTTTTGCTAACCAGGTGGCCGGTGAGGCTCTTTCACCTGCCTAGGCCCAGGACCCCGGAGGGCGTCCCCTCCCTGGTGGAGGTGGCGGAAAGCCCCCACGTCCCCTGGCGGTGGGGGCTCGTCCGGGGCCTGGAGCGCCCGCCCTCCCGCCTCGTGGTGGACGACGAGCCCCTCCTGATGGGGCAGGCGGTGGCCCGCCTGCCCGCCCAGGAGTGGGCCCTCTGGGGGCTCCCCGAGTGGCGGCGGCCCGTGGGGCCCCAGGGCTTTCAGGACGCCCGCCTGGAGGAGGTTCTGGGCTGGGTCCAGGGGGCCTCTGGGGGGCAGGCGCAGATCAAGAGCCGGGGGGAGGCCAAGCGCCACTACGCCCTGCCCCGCCTCCCCGCCTGGGAGGCCGCCCTCCACGCCCTGAGGGCCTGGGGGAAGGAGGACGTCCTCCACGAGCTGGACGGCGGGACCCTCTACATCGGCCCCCTGGACGGGAGCCCCCACGCCTCCGTGCGGCACCGGGTAGCGGAGGAGGTGGCCGTCCTCCGGCGCCTCGCCGAGGGGCGCTACTACCTGCTTCTCCCCCCCATGCCCCGCCTCCGCCTGTACCACCTTGTGGAGGTGGACCACCCCGGCTTCCGAGGGGTCCTGAGGGTGGTGGAGCACCGGCTCCACCTCTCCGGGCGGGAAGCCGTGCACGAGGTCTACGGGAGGGCGGTATGACCTCCAGGCTTCACCTGGCCCTGAGGCGGCTCGTGGAGGCCCTCTGGCCCGAGCTCGCCGCCCGCACCCACCTCCCCCACAAGGCCAGGGTGGTGGCGGTGCGCTCCGAGGCGGGGGTGGCGGGCCCGCCGGGGGCGTGCCGCTACAGCGTGGACCTGGAACCCCTTACCCCGGACGGCCGGCCCGACCCCACCCGGCCCTTCCTCCGGGACGTCCCCCTGGACGTGCCCTGGGTGGGGCACGGGCGGGGGGTCTACGCCCTGCCCGAGGTGGGGGCCATCGTGCGGGTGGCCTACTACGACGGGAACCCCGCCTACCCCTACGTGGACGGGGTGCTCTCCGAAGGGAGGAGCCTGCCCCAGGTGGAGCCCGGGGAGTACCTGGTGCAGCGGGACGCCGACACCTGGGTCCGCCTCCGCCCCGACGGGGAGATCCACGTCCAGGCGGCCCCCGGGGTGCACCTGCGCCTGAAGCCCGACGGCGCCGTGGAGCTCTACGGCACGGCGGTGGTGCGGGTGGACGCCCCCCGGGTGGAGCTGGCCGGGGGCGGTCCCCCCGTGGCCCGGGTGGGGGACCCGGTGCGGGTGGGGAGCGCCGTGGGCCAGATCATCGGGGGCAGCGGCAAGGTGTTCTCGGGGTGAGCCGTGTACCGGGACTGGAAGTGGCAGGACGGGGACTTCCTCCTCTCCCCCAGGGGGGACGCGGCCCTGGCGGAGGGGATGGAGGTCCTCAGGCAGGACCTCCTCGCCCGCCTGGTCTCCCCCCGGGGGAGCCACTGGGCCTTCCCCTTGGAGGGCTCGGACCTCCTGGACTACGTGGGGGCCCCCCTGGACGACCTCACCCGCACCGAGGTCCTGCAGGAGGCCGAGAGGACCCTTCTGGAGGACCCCCGGGTCCTGGAGGCTTGGGGGGAGTGGACGGAGGGGGGCCTCCGCCTCACCGCCCGCCTCACGGAGGAGGCCCTGAGCCTCCTCCTGCCCTGGCCCCTGGAGGTGACGCATGGCTGAGCTGATCCCGCCCCTACCCGACCTGGAGGAGGAGGTGGCGCGGCTCGTGGCCCTGCTGCCCGAGGGCTTCCCCGTGCGGGACCCGGACGCCTTCAGCGCCTTCGGCACCTACCTGCGCCTCGCCGCCCAGGCCTCCCTGGAGGCCCGCGCCTTCGCCCGGGCCCTGGCCCCCCAGCTCCTGGTCACCCGGGCCACGGGGGCCTGGCTGGACGAGCACGCGAAGGGGATGGGCCTGGAGCGGAAGCCCGCCCGTCCCGCCCGCCTCCGCCTCCGCTGCGTGGCCTCGGCCTCGGGCACCTTCCCCCCTGGGGCCCTGGTGGGCCTGGGGGAGCTCCGCTACCGGGTGCAGGGCCCCTACGCCCCCGAGGCCCTGGTGGACGGGGTGAGCGAGGGGGTGGGAAGCCGCTACACCCTGCCCGTGGGGGCGGTCCTCTACCCCGTGACCGTGGTGCCCGGCCTGGAGCGCCTGGAGGTGGTGGAGGTCCTGGAGGCGGGGCAGGACGAGGAGACGGACGAGGAGCTCCGGGCCCGCCTCCTCCTCTCCTGGCCCGCGCTGAGCCGGGGGAGCACCTACCACGCCTACATGAGCTGGGCCCTGGAGGTGCCCGAGGTGCGGAAGGTAAGGGTTCTGGACCAGCACCCCCGGGGCCAGGGCACCGTGGACGTGGTCATCGCCCCGGCCCGAGGCCTCCCCTCCCCCGAGCTCATCGCCCGGGTCCAGGCCCTGGTGGACGAGCGCCGCCCCCTCACCGCGGATGCCCTGGTCCGGGGCCCCACCCCTAGGACCCTCAACCTCTCCCTCCGCCTGCACCGCCTGCCGGGAAGCCCGCCCCTGGAGGCCTGGCGCTCCTGGGCCCTGGACTTCCTCCACGGCCTGGGCATCGGGGAGACCTTCTGGCCCTCCCGCCTCATGGACTACCTGCACGATCGGGGGGGCCTCGAGGCGGTGGAGGTCCTCACCCCGGCCGCCCCCGTGGTCCCGGCCCAGGACGAGCTCCTCGTCCCCGGGGAGGTGAGCGTAGTTGAGTGAGCTCGCCGAGGCCTTCTACCGCCATCTGCTGTCCCTCCTCCCCCCGGGGCGCTACCCCCGGGAGGGCGGGGCCGCGGACGGGACGGTGCGCATGTTAGGGGCCCTGGAAGCCTCCGCCGTGGAGGAGACCCTGGCCCTCTTCCGCCAGGCCCTGCCCCAGCACGCCGAGGGGGCCTTCCTGGAGGAGGTGGGGCGGGGGAGGGGGGTCTCCCGCTTCCAGGGGGAGCTGGAAGCAGCGTTTCGGAACCGGGTGGCGTACGCCACGCGCTTCTGGCTCCTCGGGGGCACCCTGCCCGGGATGCGTCTGTGGCTGGAGGCGGCGGGCTACGAGGCCCACATCCACGAGCACTTCCGAGACGATCCCTCCATCTGGGCCGAGTTTTCCATCTACCTCTGGCCCTACCGCCCAGAGTTCACCACGGACCGCTGGGACGACGGGGTGGGAGCGTGGGACGACGACACCTCCTGGGACTACACCATCGCTGGAGTGGAGCTGGAACGCATCCCTGCCCTAGTGCGGGAAGTGAAGCCCGCTCATGCCCGCGTGCGGTCCATCTACTACATACCCGGCCCCAAAGATGTGTGGGATGACAGCGGAGCCTGGGACGATGGTGGGGTCTGGAACCCCGAGCCCGTAGAGATATACCCATAGGAGGTAAGGATGCCAAAGAACTTGACGCCTGAAGACCGCTGGGAAACCGATTTCCAGGTACCTCTCCCAGGCGAGCCGCGGCGCATCGGGCCGTTGGAGGTTTTGTTCCAGCGCCTCCTGAACCGCACCGAGCGCCTGAAGAACTACCTTTCTACCGTCCTGGGCCTGCCCTGGGATAGTGTGCCACCATACACGTTGGCCGATCTTGCGGCGCGAGTAGACAACCTGGAGAGCGGTGCGGGAGCGGGGGTCCCCTACGACCTGGCCCTCTTCTACCCGGGCACGCCATCCGCTGGGGCCCTACTGGCGGCCATCGTCACCCCCCGCGACCTCTCCCTCCAGGGAGGCTCGGTGAGAGTGGGGACAGCC